AAAATACTTATCTGATCTTTTTATTCATTGATGAAGTGTTCAACTTTACAAATGTCTATACTTATACCCATCAGTTCTTTCAATCTTGTAGAATTTACATATCTTCTCGATTTTGTGTCCCGTCAGTTTTATCAGTTTGCACAGATCATAGCCAGTCAATAGATCCAGATACTAATGATACGACTTGGTTTCATGGCTTTCTTGGCGGGTTTGAAGGGCAAAGACAGAAGGGATGGACTCTAGTTACACTTCTTCTTATGATATATGTTATAGAGGTTCAAGCGAAAGTGATAAACTACGAACTCTACGGTCAAGGTGACAATCAAGTTCTATGTATAATCTTTAAAAAGAAGGCATTAAGATTTGATGTTCATGACTACAAGAACCAACCGATAAGAACATACCAAGATCAAATTAAACAGAAGATAGAGTATCTCAAAGAAAATCTTGAACGTTCATGCTCATGTATAGGGTTAAAGGTTAAGCTCGAGGAAACATGGTTCTCTAATTCATTTTTCCAATATTCCAAGGATTTCTATATCAGAGGAGCAAAAATGCCACTAGATCTTAAGCAATTAATGACACTTTCACCTCATACCACATTAATATGTCCTACACAAGAGCAGATTTTTCAGACCTTAACTTCTGCATTAACAGGCTGTTTAGATTCGTGTCATAGTCCATTAGCTACGTTCTTTTGTGGTATGTATATTTGTGGTGTTTTAATGCTTCATCATGATCAAAGATATAACATGTCAGGAGGATATAGTTCAACAGGTAGTCATTATAGATCTAGCATCAGAAGGTTCGAGAAACTTATTAGTCGAGAAGGAAAAGATTATCTTGCTATGATGATGATTGTTCCGTCTTGCCTGGGGGGAATGTCTGACTTTAGGATTGGGAGTCTATTGAGAAAAGGAGCAGGTGATCATGTTGAAGCCTCTATCGATTTTATCATGAGATCTAAAGACAATCGACTCATTAACTATTTGGCTAATTTGCTATCTGACGGAATGCAACATGAGAACAATACAGACAGGAGTATACTATTAACCAACCCACTTTCATTAAATCTCTATATCAATAGTGCAAACACTGGAATCAGAAGAGGAACGTTAGACTATCTTAAGGCCAATGCATCAGGTGGTATAAAGAAGGCATTAGAAGATTATGACTCTAAGGAACATTTGGAATTCAAAAAGGGCTTAGTTCCAGACCAAGGATATGATCCCGTTGCTGCCCAGTTAATGTATTCCCTTAGTGCATATGCTCCTATGGCTTCACAGATCGAGAAGTTGGATGGATCCTCGTTAACTCGGTTAATAGATATAAATGTGAATGGTCTCTTAGATACAGTAGATGCAACGAACAAAGCAAAAATAAAGCACTTTAAATCACTAATCTATAAGCGAAATGAACACATATCAGAAGATAAGTTCAACCCTCTATACTCAGAGCTATTGGCAAAGAAATTCAGGAGATTTTGGTACTTAAAAGAGCTAGTGATTCCTGTTAACAAATTTGATCCTGATATAGTGCTTATAAGTCAGTCATCTTTAAAGGATCGTAATGAGTGCAGTGAGACAAGAACCATAGGAGACATTTTGCTTATGATCAGAGGAAATGATAAACAGAGCCTAAAATATACGAGAGGACCTTTTAGACCAAAGAGTAGATTGACAAATTTACCTGATACATTAACGACCAATATAGAAATTGCATATGGGTCAGTCAGCAAAAATGTAGAAAGTTTAGCAGATGTTTATAATAGTCTTGTTTCAAATGACAAAGAGTTAGAGCAGAAAATTTGCAATCAAGTAAAAACCGTAACTGACTTTAATATTAAATCTGCAATCGATCAATCTAACACTAGAAAAACACTGTTACTTGAAACCTGTGAATCATCTTCTGCTAGCAACTTCAATACTCATGTTAAAGTGTACAAGTCAGAATATGTTAGGTCTATAAAGCATGATGAGATAAGATTTCAGTACTCAAAATCAATTGCTCTGGGGATATCATTACTAGATGTCCAGCATTCAATTTATCTTGTTTGTGATAGAATCTTAGAAAAGTCATACTGGATAATCTGTAGAAACGGCTTCAACAAAATCTCACGTCCAAAGTACTCATATGACTTTGTTCCATCTGACTTGTCTTATCCTAATAATGAGATGTACTTTGCACGATCTACAGAAACTAAATATAGGCGCAATCTTAAGAATATCAAAACGGACTCTATTCTACGGTGTACCATGATAATTGATTCATCGTTTGCTCGATCTGGTATGTTAGATGGTTCTGGTATTCTCAAGCATAGTGCACCATATCAGTCAATTGAAGAAAATGTAACTCTGTATTCTACTATCGTTGTGCTCCGATATTTGATGTATAAGAACTTATCAATAGACATGACTAGCCAGCATTTTATAATGAGTATAAATCAAAAAGGAAATAGGGATGCAATAAATGATGTGTTTAAATGGTTCTTGACAGACTCAGGTTGCATAAGCATTATATCGTCTGGGATCCCATCATTCTTTCGGCTGTGCACATTTCAAGAAAGGATCAATGCTTTGGCTGTACATGGATTAAACTGTTCAAAGAAGATATATCAGCTTTATCACAATAAATTCTGTCGGTTATTCCCACTCTATGATAAAACAGAAAGTCAATATAGGTTCGTTTTTGAAAATACTACTAGATTTTTATTGACTCAAGCTAAAATGAACGAGGATATAACTGACTATACTTTAGACAATGAAAATGCCCTTATATCAAAAGTCATTCAAGCCTACTCAACTCCCATGGTCAATTACGGACGAAAACATGCGCTAGTATTTGGAAAGCCAA